CTGAATTGGATAGAGGTTATCGACACACCCGTTATCTTGCAGAAGAAGCCAGTGAGTTTGCGTCTGTATCTTTAGAGCTTGAAGGTTCATTGGAAGGTAGTCAGATAACTAACGGTACTGTATCAACCACGAAAATAACAGATGGTGCGATCACTGAAGGTAAGTTAGCAAACGGTGCTGTCGCTACTGATAAGTTAGCAAACGGTGCTGTCACTACTGATAAGTTAGCAAGCGGTGCTGTCGCTACTGATAAGATCGGTGCAGACGCAGTGGACGGAACTAAGATAGCGGATAATTCTATAGACAGTGAACACTATGTAGATGGTAGTATTGATACCGCAAATATAGCCGATGAAGCTGTTACAAGTAGTAAGATCAGTACAACAGACGCTAACTTTAATGTGCAATCAAATGGAAATGTTGGTATAGGTACAGCTGCTCCTGCTAACAAACTACAAGTTCATGGAAATATCATATCAGTTGCAAGTAGTATCGAAGTCAGTAACGGAGGCAGTGCAAACGGTCAAGGAATGTACTCTCCTGATATTAATGAATTGGCATTTTGTACAGCATCAACAGAGCGTATGCGTATCGACGAAGATGGAAATGTTGGTATTGGCACTACCACTCCAAACAGTTCAGCTAAACTAGACGTATCAGGTACAACAGGTGGTATTCTTTTTCCTAGATTAACAAATGCTCAACGAGACCTTTTAACTCCCGTAGCTGGTTTAGTAATATACAATACTACTGGAAGCAGGTTACAAGTTTACTCTGGCGGACAATGGGTAAACTTACACGCATTATGACGATGATCGACTCCCTCCCCAACCTTCTTAACACCGGACTTGTCGTCGCTCTTGGCGTGATCGGGTGGATTATCAAGCGTATGATCGAACGGTTAGACCTTGGTGATAAACGGCTTACGAAGATAGAGGTGGAGCTTGCTGCACAGAGGGAGAGAGACGCTGCTGTTGAAAGCAGGATGAGTAAGGTTGAGGCTGCTATCAATGAGATGCACAACAAGATTGACCGGATGATGGAGATATTAGTGAGGAAATAGATATGCCAAAAGGATTATACGCAAACATCAACAGAAGAAAGAAACTCGGTATTAGCCGTAGTAAGAAGAAGTCAACGATAGCACCTAAAGCATACGCTAATATGAAGCGTGGGTTTAAGAAGAAGTGAGTGTATCGTTGTCCATAGGCAGAGGTGAGAAAAGCAAGAAAGGCGGACTCACTGCAAAGGGACGGGCTAAGTACAATAGAGCTACTGGTTCTAAACTGAAAGCTCCGCAGCCTGGCGGTGGACCACGTAAGCGTTCCTTCTGTGCCCGGATGTCCGGCGTTAAAGGACCGATGAAGAAACCTAATGGTAAACCTACTCGTAAGGCTTTAGCTTTGCGGAGGTGGAAGTGCTGATGGCTAGACCATACAGAAGACCTCGTGTTGCTCGTCCGAGTCCGCTGATTGCTCAGTACAATACACTTGGTGCGGTTGCTGCGGGCGGTGTGACAGAGGCAATAGCTACGACTGCTGCTGCACAAACCATCGTGGATTCTATAACATCAGACCCTGATATCATTGGTTTGAGTGGTGGTAACGCACCGTTGAGTGACCCACAGATTGATTCTTTAAGAGCTGATGCCAGTGATAACTTAGATGTTTACAACGGAGGAGGAGCATAACAAATGGCTACATTTAGTAAAAGAATACAACTTAGAAGAGATACCGCAGCAAACTGGGCATCCGAGAACCCGGTGCTTCTTGAAGGAGAGATCGGAATCGAATTAGACTCAGCTAGGAATAGAATTAAGATAGGAGACGGAGCGACTGCTTGGAACTCTTTGCCTTACTTCTTGGACGCACGTGAAGAGGAAGTCGGAGATTACAACGACTTTTTAGATGGTTTAAGTACACCGTAGGAGAGATGAGTAGTTTATTAACACAGTTAGGTCAGAAGGTTAAAGCCAAGCTTGATAACAAGTTAAACAAGTCAGGGGGTTTAATTAGCGGAGATTTATCTGTTTCACAATCTATACAGTTCGGATCGTACTTATCATCCGCTTTACCAGCTAACGGTACATCAGGTCGTGTTATCTACGTAACAGACGGTGACGGAAATGGCGGGCCTTGCCTGGCGATTGACGACGGTACGGACTGGAAGATCATAGAGCTTGGAGGTAATGTACCAACTGTTACGCATATCCTTGCAGAAGATGGAGATAGCTTAACAAGTGAGCTTGGGGACATATTAATTGTAGAACCCGTCGCTTGACAGCTATTAGCTAAACTTATAGTCTTTATCAATCATTTGAACTCGTGGCTTATTGTTACGAATCTCGGTTAACCCACAAAAGAAAGTATATATATTATGTCTAGTTTGCTTACCCAATTGGGTCAAAAAACAAAAGTAGAGCTTGATAAGAAGCTTGCCCTTGCAGGCGGAACGATGACTGGGGCTTTGACCCTCAGTGGTGCTCCAACTGCTTCCCTCCACGCCGCTACCAAAGCATACGTTGATTCAGTATCTTCGACTGCTTCCGGTCTTCAAACTGAACTTGACGCTACTCAAGCTGGTGCAGGCCTCGGTGCTAACGGTGCTTACACAGCTAATGGTTCTGCCAACTACATCAGTTCGGTAACGACCCTTCAAGCTGCTGATAACGCCCTTGATACTCAGATTAAAGCCAATGCTGATGCTATCGCTTCTAACGACAGTGATATCTCCACCTTACAATCTAACGTAAGCAGCAACGATTCTGACATCGCCACCCTTCAATCGAACGTTAGCTCGAACGACAGCGACATCGCTACTCTTCAGTCCAACGTTGCCTCGAATGATAGTGATATCAGCACCTTGCAAAGCAATGTTTCCAGTAACGACACTGACATCGCTGCTCTGCAAACTAAAGCTGGTTCCCTTGCTACTGACGGTAACTCTGCTTCCTTCTCCGGTGACATCTCAGCTGCTAACGCTGTATTCTCCGGTAACTTGACCGTTCAAGGAACAACCACCTCCGTACAGACCACCAACATCGATGTTTCTGACTCGTTGATGAATCTGTCTAAAGGTGCTGCTTCCGGTGCTAACGCTTCTAATGACGGTGGTTTCATCGTTGAGCGTGGTTCTTCCGAAAGCAATGTTGCATTCATCTGGGACGAAGGAGACGACAAGTTCAAGGTTCTCTCGACCTCCGCAACTGCTGCTTCTTCCGACATCTCCGGAACTGACGGTTCGGCTACTCTTGCTGACCTCGACGCTAACCTCTACCACAACGGTACTGAGTTAGGAACAGTCGCTGAGTTTGAGTCTGCTTTAAGCTAAGACTTAGCACATCCATCATTAAGGGTCGCCACTGCGTAGCGGGGGCGGCTCTTTTTGTTTACAAAGATAACAAGCAATAGTACACTTATATTATGTTAGATCACAAACAAGCTTCATCGTTGCATGACGAGGTGGCGAACGCATACCGAGCGAGCATCGATCTTATGAACGAGACTGGAGAGTATTCAGCGGCTCTTTTAAATGGAGCTAGACAGCTGTTGAAAGACAATAATATCGTAATGGACAGCGGTGTAGGTACTCCTTTGGACCAGTTAAACAATACAATTATTGATGTACCCTTTGGGGAAGATGATGCAGCTGAAGCTTGAGTTATTTAAAGATAGCCTAGAAAAGTATAAACATACTAAAGGTATACTTAAAGGAAGGCTTAACCAAGAAGCCCTACAAACAGGTAAAGCTAGAAGAACTTTTAGTAGAGGTAACCCACATCCTACAGTAGATGGTTTGTTTTATATACAGTGGAGTAAAGGTAAAGAGAGATGGGGAGATTCAGAAACACTGAAAAATTACATAGCTACTCAGACTGCATACAATAAAACAGATAAAAGAAGAGCTTACTTACACGCTTTCAATAGATCAGAGCAGGAAAAATTTAGGAAAGAAAAGTGGCGTACATCAGAAAAAGGTAAAGATTATTATAAAAAATACCAAACCGAATACCAAAAAACACCAAAGATGAAGAAGTATATGGCTGAATGGTTTAGGTCTGATAAGGGAAAAGAATTACAAAGATACCACGCAGGTAAAAAAAGAGCTATAAAACTTAAAGCTAGTGAAGGTTTAACAAAAGAACACGAGGGTGTTATAAAACAAATTTATTCACACTGTGCACGAATCTCCGAAAAGCTTCAAATACCTTTCGAGGTAGACCATATAGTACCTCTATCAATAGGAGGCTTACACCACCCTAGTAATTTACAGATTGCACCTGCTAATTGGAACCGTAGTAAAGGAAACCGTAACACCGAGAGATGGCTACCAAACGGAATGTAACAGTACCTCCACAACTAAAAGATTTCAGAAACTTCCTGTACCTGGTTTGGAAGCACCTAAATCTGCCGGACCCCACAACGCTACAGTACGACATCGCTGAGTACCTGCAAAACGGTCCGAAGCGGTCTGTTATCATGGCTTTCCGTGGAGTAGGTAAATCGTGGATAACATCTGCTTTTGTAGTACATCAGCTACTGCTGGACCCAGCTAAGAACATACTTGTTGTATCAGCTAGTAAGAATCGATCAGATGACTTCTCTACCTTTACCTTGCGAATCATTCAGGAGATTCCTATACTTAGTCATCTAAAGCCATCAGAGAATCAACGATTCAGTAAGATTGCATTTGATGTTGGACCTGCTCCTGCCTCTCACGCACCCTCTGTTAAGTCCCTTGGTATATCGTCACAGCTCACAGGTTCTCGTGCTGATATAATTGTAGCAGACGATGTGGAAGTAGCTAACAACTCCGCTACTCAAGGAATGAGGGATAAGCTGGATGAACAAGTAAAAGAGTTTGACGCTATCATTAAACCCTTAGACTCCTCCCGTATCATCTTCCTTGGTACTCCTCAATGTGAAGACAGTATATACAACAAACTGCGAGAGAGGGGCTACAAGAGCCGTATATGGCCTTCAGAGTATCCAGATGATACAGAAGCTATTAACAACTACGGAGGCGATCTAGCACCCCTTATAGCGGATAACATAACACCTGAGAC